CCTTCGGGATTCAGTTTTACGTCTAATGTTGATGAAGTCGATTATACATTCCAAACCACAGAAAACCTTACGGGTACAGATGATGGTAATGGATATTATGAATTCAAAACTGCGGATGCATCTAATATCATTTCTTTAACAGAAGGTACTGCAAGACAAAAGACTTTCTTGATTACACAACAAGAAGAGAATGCGGTCTACATAATTCCTGACCCATCACTAGACACTTCTACTGCGGTCATTCGTGTATATGAGAGTTCAACATCAAATTCTTTTTCTACATACACAAATATTTTAAATGCAGTAACAATCAACCAACTATCAACACTGTATATTCTCAAAGAAACTCCTAACGGAAACTTTGAACTATCATTTGGTAATGGTAGTACTTTGGGTAGAGCACCTGAAGCGGGTGCAAAGGTTGTTGTATCTTATCTTGCATCAAGTGGTCAACCTGCCAATACCGCAAAGGTATTCGAACCTGTGAATCAAATTAGTGTTGGTGGTGTTGGATATCCTATTACTGTTGCAACAGTTGGTAATGCAGTTGGTGGTGGTGAAAGGGAATCACTAGAATCAATTCGTAAGAATGCACCATTCCAATATGCATCACAAAACAGAATGGTAACTCATCCCGATTACTCAACACTTGTACTACGAAACTTCTCTACATTGATTAGAGATATTAAGACGTTCGGTGGAGAAGATGCACTAGAACCCGAATTTGGTGTGGTTTTCATGTCAGTATTATTTAACGATGATGTACCTGACTCTACAGTCACAGTAACAAAACAAGCAATCACAGACCTTGCAGAACAACTTAGTGTTGCATCATTTGAACTCAAGTTTGCTGACCCTGTCACTACGTTTATTGAATCTCGTGTATTCTTCCAGTTCAATCCACGATTGACCACACTATCACGTAACACAATTCAAGACAATGCACAGGCGGCAGTCGATAACTACTTCGCTACAAACACTGGTGATTTTTCACAATCATTCAGACGTTCTAATATGTTAACATTAGTTGATGATGTGTCTCCCGCAATCCTATCGTCTCGTGCAGATATTTTCATGCAGAGGAGATTTACTCCAATCCTATCTAGGGTTCAAGACCACAAAATAAGGTTCCCTGTAGAAATTTCGGGTACTGATGATGAGTTCTATAGAATTACATCAACCCCATTTAGTTTTCAAGGACAAACATGTATTATCCGAAACAAGTTAAAAACAAATAAATTAGAAGTATACGACCAAGGTAATAATGTTATTATCGTTGATAATGTGGGTGATTATAGTACGGATACTGTTAACATCGTAGGACTCCAAGTCGATGGTGTTGTAGGTGGTGGTTCATTCCTTAAATTGAGTGCCAAACCCGCAAACGAAAGTGCAATCTCTCCACTAAGACAAGACCTTTTAGAATATGATGCATCACAATCATTTACACGTGTAGTTGATATCGATACAGGAATTACTAACTAATGAAATATTTAGATATTACACTTCAGGATATTAACCGAAGAGAACTTGACGTACCCGACTATAAAGTCAAAGAGGTGCTTCCTGAATTCTTCCGTGCGACCTATCCTAAGTTAATATCATTACTTGATAGTTATTATGAGTTCGAAGATACGGGTACTAATTCTCCCGCAAGATTTCTTAATGACTTATTTAAAAGTCGTGATATAACACAGACAGATATTGAATTATTATCCTATATCGAAGATGAGTTGTTATTAGGACAAGCATACTTTGAGGGATTCAAAGATAAACGTGCTGCGGCAAAATACTCAAACACTTTATATCGTTCAAAAGGTACTAAGTATTCAATACAACAGTTCTTCAGAACTTTCTTTGGTATAGACCCTGATATCATTTATACCAAAGAAAATGTATTTAAAGTGGGATTATCGGATTCACTCATTGGTTCAGAGTCACAAAGATACTTAACTAATGATAAACTATATCAAACCTTTGCGTTATTAATTAAAGCAGAGATACCTTTTGCGAAGTGGAAAGAAACATATAAACTGTTTACTCACCCCGCAGGAATGTTTGTTGGTTCTGAAATTCAAATCGTATCTTCAGTTACGGACTTGATGGAAGCGGATTCAAGTAAACCCGCACCAACACCACCTATTGTTATCGAAAATACCGCAGACCTTGGGTTTGTTCATATGGAAGGTATCGATGTTATCAATCAGGGTGGTTTACCAAGTGCGGATGTTACAAGTATTCTTGATGACCCATATACAGATGCAACAGGTGTTATGAGTCGAATAAATACTTACTTGAACTTAGAGAAGTTTGGTGATGATAGTATTAGAACAATTGATAGACAATATTCTTCACTACGAGAATTACAGATTGCGACTTCTCCAACGTTCGATGATTCTGACCTTGCAACAGATAGTGCTGGTGGAACATTGAAAGGTATGGATATGTCTAACAACTTCCACTTCGAAACGTTAGACCAAGAAGAACATCAATGGTGGAGTGGGGATTCGGATTTGTATTATTCTTTATTAGATAGTGCAAGTTGGTTATAAACTCTTATAAATAGATAGAAGACAATGGAACTTTAAAGATGGCAAGACAAAATATAAATCGAGGAACAATCGCAAACGATGGTACAGGGGACACTCTCCGTACTGCCGCAAAGAAGATTAATGATAACTTCTCCGAAATCTACACCACTATTGGTGGGGATGCGGATGTTATTGGGTCATCTGTTCAGTTTGTTACAGGGGGATTATCCTTCGAAGGTCTAGTGGACGATAACAATCAAACACTATTAACTTTAGCAGAACCTCAACAAGATAACACTATAACTTTACCCGATGCAACTGGTAATATTGTTCTTGATACATTGACACAAACTCTTACGAATAAGACTTTAACCAGTCCTGTCCTCACAACACCACAAATAAATGATACAAGTGCAAACCATCAATATGTATTTGTTCCTTCAGAACTTGCAGCTGATAGAAACGTAACCTTACCTTTATTAGGTTCTAATGATGAATTCACATTTAACGGACATACACAAATACTTACAAATAAAACCATAGATGGTGGTATGTTGGTTAATAATATGGTTGGTGGTAAAAACCTTGGTGGTAATCTACTCGATTCTTCGGGTGGTGAATTACTAGAGTTTGACCGTGTTGCAGCTGCGGTCAACCATGTTAAGATATCTAACACCGCAACGGGTAGTTCACCAAAGATTGAAGCAAGTGGTACAGACACCAATATTTCATTAAACCTTGCCGCAAAAGGTACAGGTGGGGTTGACATCAACTCTAAATTAGTGTATAATGCACAAACATCCGTTCAATCAGAGGCAGTAAATCTTGCAGTTCCTCTTACTATATTCAATGCGGGTTCAGGTACAATCTTACCGACATTGGGTGATGGTGAACAAGTAGGAGAAGAACATAGATTTGTAAACAAAGGTGTGGGTGTTACGAACCTTTATGGAACTGCGGGTAATATCGCAAATGGAGATTCCAATGGTTCTTTCTTCCGTTTCGAACAAAATGACACGTTATCTCTATTATGGGATGGTGCAAACTGGCAAATAATGTCTTCCTTGGATGTCTCGACAGGCAATCCAGTAAGTTTAATATAATAGGGTATAATAATGGCTAAGGCAGTAATAACAAACCGAATTAAAAAACAAGTAATTAACAGTATCTTATCAGACGTTAATGATGCAAGTAATAATTATTATGCAGCGATAGGTCGTTCCGAAGACTGGAACGATTCAGATGTTGCACCACTAGCATATAACACAGGTAGAGAAGAGAGAAACTTCCGTCTAGGGATGCAATCAGTTAAGAACATCACGGATATCCGTATGGTTGTTCCTCGTTACAACTGGGCATCGGGTGCTATCTATTCTGCATATAATGATGCACAAGCGGGTTATCCGAGTCAACCTTATTATGTGTTGAACGATAACAACCAAGTTTATATGTGTGTTCAACAGGCAAAGAATGCTGCGGGTTCATCACTAGTATCAAACAATCAACCTTCAGGTAACACTACAGGTGACGCATTTGCAACCGCAGATGGATATGTATGGAAATTCTTATATTCTATCTCTGCTCTAGATGCAACTAAATTCGTATCTGCAAACTATATGCCTGTCAAATTACAAGGTGCGGTAGACTCAGATTCACCCGCTGCAGACGTAGAACAACTTGCAGTACAGAATGCAGCAATCAAAGGACAAATTACTGGATTCTCAATCACTACAGGTGGTTCGGGTTATACATCTAATCCTACTGTTACCGTTATTGGTGATGGTATTGGTGCAAAAGGTGTTGCGTCTATTGATGGTGGTGCAGTAACTAAGGTTGAGATATATGACTCAAGTGGTACATATACTCAAGGTAGTGGATACAGTGAAGCATCTCTAGTGTTTACTGGTGGTGGTTCATTCACGACAGAAGCAAAAGGAAGAGTTATTCTTGGTCATGACCAATCTCCTTTAGGATTTGGTGCAGACCCAAGAGATGACCTTCGCTCTACTGCAATCATGTTTAATACTAAACCCGATGGTGATGAGGCAGGAGACTTCATTATCAATCAAGATTTCAGACAAGTCGGTCTATTAAAGAACCCTAGACTTGATGAAGATAGTGCGGGTAGTGCTGAAACGTCCCTTGATGGACTTGCTGCCCCTTTCACAGAATCTACGGGTAATGCATTAAAGAAACTTAGAGTATCTTCTTTCTCACAAACAATGACCCCCGATAATACCATTCAGGGTAGTTTATCTCAGGTCAAGGCATTAATCGATAGAGTTGATTCTGCAAATATTTGGTATCATCAAACCGAAGAAACAGGTTTTGGTGACTTTGATTCAGGTGAATCAGTGAACGAAATCGATGGTAATGGTGCGGGTGTATTAAACGCTAGTTTCGCTCCTTATATTAAAGGGGAACTAAATAACAAGACAGGAGACTTGATGTATATTGCAAATCGTGATGCAATCATCCGAGATGCGGGTCAAACTGAAGATATTAAAATCGTAATACAAATTTAAGGTACTGAAATGGCAAAAGTATATACCGAACAGAGTTTTCCATCTACATATAAAGATGATTTTGCTGATAGTGATAACTATCATAGAATTCTCTTTAATAGTGGACGTGCGTTACAAGCACGTGAACTCACTCAACTACAAACAATTATCCAATCTGAAGTTGCGAGATTTGGTCGTAATATATTTAAGGAAGGTGCAGCGGTAAATCCTGGCGGCCCTACATTAAACCCTAACTATGAGTTTATTAAATTAAATACGAGTGTTAATACTCTTCCAACTGATTTCACTACTATTATTGGTAATGAATTTACAGGTTCATCTTCAGGTGTAAAAGTTCGAGTATTAGAAGTAGTCGCAGAAGGTGATTCTTCAAACCCAGCAACTTTATATGTTGAATATACAGGTTCGGGTAGTACTGGTGAAAATGCAACTCCTATTCGTGTTAGTGCGGGAGAAGACCTCTTTGATGGGTCAGAAACATTAACCGTACAAAACACAAACACGGTTGCAGACCCATGTGTGGGTAAAGGTACTCAGTTCAGTAATGCGGGTGGAGACTTCTTTGTTCGTGGACATTTTGTGTTTGCAAACCCACAGTCTATTATTATTTCTAAGTACACAAGTAACCCTACCACAGTTGTAGGATTTACAGTAACCGAAGATATTGTTACAGTTGATGATGACGATGCACTATATGATAATCAGGGTGCAACTCCAAACCGTTCATCGCCTGGTGCAGACAGATATAGAATTAAGTTAAATCTTGTAGAAGAAGCAAACGCTTCTACAGATAACTTTGTGTTCTATTCAAAAGTAATTAGTGGTAAGATTGTTGAACAGGTAACAGGTACAGATGGTTTTAATAAAATCAATGACCTATTGGCAACAAGAACTAAAGAAGAAAGTGGTAACTACATTGTACGTCCATTTGATATAGACTTCGATACAGATAGTGAAAATGCTAAATTAGAATTTAATGTATCTGCTGGTAATGCGTATGTGGAAGGATATCGAAGTAATAGAAACTCTTCATATTTCGGGACAATCACCAAACCAAGAGATACATCACTAATCACAAACGAAGTGGTTGGTATCGATTATGGTAACTATATGATACTCTCATCTCTTAAAGGAGATTTGGGAGTAGGAACATTTGCAAAAGTAAACCTATCTGAGTCTACTACTAACCCTGCTGCAAGTATTATTGGTACTGCGAGAGTTCGTTATGTTGAAGAAGATGGTGCGAATTTCCGTGCATCTCTATTTAATATAGTAATGAATAGTGGTCAGGTTTTCCGTGATGTGAAAACTATAGGTACATCTACTACCAACGTTGGTGTTGCAGACTTATCACAAAATGGTGGTCAGGCAAATCTCCGAGAAACTTTAAAAGAAGGACTTGTTTTTAAATTACCAAAGTCACGTCCAAGAACTATTACTGATATCGACTTTGAGGTTCAAAGAATAATTTCTGACACTTCAACAGGTACAACATGTACATTAGATGCATTGACTGTGACTGGAGAAACTTATGTTAATACAAGTCAATGGATTATAACACGTGCTGATGGTCAAGTAGTAACAGGCGCAACCTTCTCAGGTTCAGGCACAACATCCGTAACTATCAGTGGTCTACCGTCAAATCAAAATATTAAAATTTATGCGAAAGTTAATAAGGCACAACCTTCTATTCGTACAAAACAATTAATAGAAAATGCGACTATAACTGGAACATTAAAGAATGTTGCGGGTACAACTTTCCTAAACCTTGGAAAGGCAGATGTCAAATCTATCACAGAAATTAAAGTTACTAACTCAAGTGGTCGAGATATAACCGATGAGTTCTCTTTCGATAATGGTCAAAGACCAAACTATTATGGGCCAGGTCGTGTTGTAAGAAATAGTTCATCTAGTATTTCGGGTACAATCTATGTTAAGTTTGATTACTATCAACATAACGTGGGTGATGTATTCGCAGTTAACTCTTATTCAGGACAGGTTCCTTATTCAGAGATACCTTCTCTTGTTAAACCTAGTAGAGACGTAACACCTTTAAGAGACGCAATTGATTTCCGTCCGTCAACTCCTGACTCAGGATTGGACTTTAGTGTATCGGGTGCAGTAATTAATGAACTTCCAACTAGTGGTGATATTTTCCAAGGGGATGTTGATTACTACCTACCTCGTGCAGATAAGATTGTTTTAAAACAGTCAGAGGGTGTTGATGGAGAAGCACAAATCATTCACATTCAAGGTGAATCGGGTTTCACAAGACCGATGCCTGAAACTCCTGAAGGTACACTCCCATTATTTGAATTGAATCTAAACGCATATGGTACAAATAAAGATGACCTAGGATTGCGTATATTGAAATATAAAAGATTCACTATGCAAGATATCAACAGAATTGAAGAGAAACTTGACAACTTAAAAGAACATGTTTCTTTATCATTCCTAGAAGTCGCAACAGATTCAATGATGGTACTTGACTCTTCGGGTATCGCAAGAACTAAATCAGGTATCTTTGCGGATAACTTTAAGAACTATGACCTAACGGACACTTTAGACCGTAGTACAAGTTCGGGTATTGTTGCCGCAGTAGGTATGATGACATGTCAGACAAATAAAGAAGGAATTGACTTAGTATATAACAGTTCCAAATCATCTAATGTCGTGAAGAAAGGTGATAACATTTATCTATCATACACTCACGAATTAGCAGTTAAACAAAACAAAATTAGTGGTACTGAAAATGTTAACCCATTTGCAGTGGTCACGGGTCGTGGTAAAATTACATTGTCTCCTGCCTCCGATTGGTGGTTGGAAACTAGAATGGCGCCCGACAACATTATTCACGAAACCGCAGAAGCACAAGATGCTGGACTCGGTATCGACCACCTAGGTGAGTTTGAAAGAAACGTTGCACTACAAGGTGGTGGTGGCGGTACTGGTGGTTGGTTCCCGAATGTTGGTGGAGAAGGCGGTGGTGGTAATAACACCTTCCCTGCAGCTCAAGGTAATATTTGGGACAATAACTGGTTTTTACCTGAGACTGATGTTTTAGAGTTTGGTTGGTTTGGTATACGAATCAACAATCCACAATCGATACGAGACGAAGATGCAGTATTTGAATCTCAAACTACTCATCCTGCTTCAGGTAGACGTAAACAAACAACAACTTTCTCCAAGAGAACTGTTGTTGACCATAGAGTAAATACTCGTGTGATTGGTAATCGTAGAATTGATTTAAAATTCTTACCATTTATGCGTTCAAGAAAAGTATTCTTCAAAGCAGAAGGTCTTAGACCCGAAACTAGATACTTCCCATATTTCTCAGGTAAGAAAGTAGATGATTGGGTTTTTGCCGAAGATTATGCTCCTTCATCTGATAACGCAAATGTCTATGCAAGAAAACATAAGAAAGCTACTCAACATCCCGAAGGGGCGACTGCATTAGTCTCTAATGCACAAGGTAGAATTGAAGGTTCGTTCTTCATACCATCAAGTAAAGATACTTTAAGATTTAAAGCGGGAACAAGAGAGTTCAAACTTCTTGATATTAGTATCAACCAAGATGGTGCTGCACTATCTCGTGCAGTTGCAAATTATACATCTCAAGGACAAATTGAAACTCGTATTAAAGATGTTTTATCAACTAGAACACCTCTTACACAGACACAAAGATGGACAGAAGTTAAGTGGATTGACCCACTTGCACAATCATTCAGAGTACCCGAAGGTGATGGTATGTACCTCACTAAAGTGGAAGCATTCTTTAAAACAAAGGATTCAAAAATCCCTGTTGAATGTCAAATCCGTGAAATGGTAAATGGACATCCTTCATCTGATAGTTATATGGCAAGTAAATTTGTCAATCCTAATGATGTTCTACTTCCTACTGCTCAAAACCAAACGAAAGTTCTTGAACGTCCAACACCATTTGAATTTGATGAACCAATCTATTTGAAACCTAGTACAGAATACTGTATTGTTCTACTTGCGGACTGTGTTAGTTATAATGCATATGTGGGTGAAACTTACGCATTTGAATTAGGTTCAACAGAGAAAAGAATAAATAGACAACCATCTATGGGTTCACTTTTCAAATCTCAAAACGGTACAACTTGGGAAGCAGACCAAACTAAAGATATGGCATTTAATATCTACTCTGCGGTTTTCTCAACTGCGGGTGGTAAAGTAGTCCTAGAAAATGGTGCGTTACCAACAGAACCTCTAATAAACAATCCCTTTGTATCAACAGCATCAAGTGATGTATTGTATTGTAAATTTGGTTCTCATGGATTCCATGTTGGTGATATAGTTACTATCTCAGGTGCTGTTGGTGGTAATGGTGTCGCTGCAGGTAACATTAATGGTAACCAAACCATTACTGGTGCGGATGGATATGGATTTACTTTTGAAACTGGTGATAATGCAAGTTCCTCAGGCAACTTAGGTGGGAATGCGGTTGAATCAACTCAACAAATTGAATTTGATGCTGTAATTCCTATGATTACTACTGCAACACCACCATCTACAACTATGATACCTCGTGCGAAATTTATCACAGGTAAATCATTTGCTGCTGTAAGTGGTACACAAACAAGGTATAACCAAGTACCTGATTATAACGAACCATTCAATGGTGACTTTGAACTTGAAACACTCAATAGATTTAATTCACCAAGACTACTTGCAACTAGTGCTAATGAAGTCGCAAACTTAGAATCAACAGAAAAGTCTATAACTTGGGAAGTTAGTTTAGATACTACTAATAGTAGTGTATCTCCAGTAGTTGATATGCAACGTGTAGGTATGGGATTAAGTTCTAATAGAATTGATAAACAACCTCTAGACGGTATTGCTGCGAATGGTTACAATGTACCTTACAGTTTTGTTGCAGAAACAAATGCGGGTGGTGGTAGTTCATTATCCAAACATATCACTAGACCAGTAACTCTTGCAAATGATGCTGTAGGTATG